TTACCCATCGGAGCGGGACAGGAGCTTTTCTCTGAACTTGCAGTGGTCACTATATAACCACCTAGCTCTGCCGTGGATGAGTTTGGCTTTGGGGAGATCGCCGGACTTAATCCGGTCGTAAATGAAGGTTTTTCCAAAGCCAGTATCCGCCATGATGAATTTCAGATCAACAAGGCTATCTGGTTGCATCTCATGTTTCATCTTCCACCTCTCGTTACAGCCAAATGCTTACCACGTTCTTCAAACTCTTCCTGACAGTCAGCACAGCGCTGACAGCCCGCCACAAGTTCCCGGCGCCGCTCTGGTATCTCTTCCCCGCAGTCGCGGCAGTGAGTAGCTGAAACCGCCGCATGGTTGATGCGCATGTTCTGGATGGTCATTTCCAGCCGGCGCTCTGCCAGCTCGTTGGCCTGATCGATGATTTCTGCGCTCATGCTGCACCGCCTTCAACGCGCTTGAACTCGATAACCCAAACCCATGGGTTGGATTTCCAGCCCTCCTCGCCGTAGATGGATTCCCATAGCAGTTGAAACGCTCGTACAGGATGTTGCGCATTTACGACGCCAGGAATGCCGAAATCGGAATGTGAACATGTCGTCAGGTTCTGGATTCCTTCTCGCATAGCATCGACATCGTGTATTGAATTAAGGCGCTCCACACGCACATTGGTGATTTCCAGCAGAATGCGGCTGGCCCAGCGAGGCATGTGGATTGATGGGCGAAGCTTTCCGGCGTCAGAAACTTTTGGAGGGGTTTCGAATCCTTTCCATCCATCACTGAAAGTGCCTGTAAACTCGTAGAAGGTCGGCGCCCATGGTTTTCTGTATCCTGTTGCCACAGCCATTTCACCAACACCAGTTGGGCTAACATCGTCTAACGATGCCGGGAAACGATAAGCCTCACGCACCCAGATGCGGTCGCCTGGCTTGCCAAATGCGCTGTTCAGATAGTTCCCTGCCGACAGTTCCCCGGCCAGTTCATTGCCAGACAGCTCGCACCCAAGGTTTTTATCATGTACAGGGAATTTCACTGGGCGCCGGGTCTGCGTCTTCCGGCCGTCGAGAATGGCCCGCACCATCTCCCCGTTAAAAATCATTCCGCGTTCTTTCATGATTCCACTCCATACCGCCCATTCATGCGGCCAATAACACTGACAAATTTCACCAGGCTGACACCCATCGGTTTTACCTTCTCGTAGTGCTTGCGAAGGATGGGGGGCATACAGCGTTCCACTTCGGTTTAGGCTTTACGTTCATCGCTTTGGTTATCTCTTCTCGCAGCGACGAGCCTGGGCGCGGAGAGCGTTTTCTTTTTCCTCTGGCGTCATGCTGCCTCCGTCTTCACAACGTCAATGGCGCAACCGGGGATCAACTCAACGGAAGCGGTGGCGCACTGGTTACCCCAGTGGCTCCAGCCTTTCGCTGCGCTGCGACTGAACAGCTCAATCCGCGGCACGTCGCCGTAGAGCAGCTCCAGGCGGTGGCGAACTTCCCACGGTTTCTCGCTGTGCGCGCCGAGTGGGCTGTAGACCACCTGCTTAATGCCGGCGTGCTTGCGCTCCAGCCCGGCGCCGCGGGTGGCGATCAGCACGTCTTCGGTATTGGCACGGGTATGGTTGCCACCGTTCATGCGTGTCTCGGCATTCAGCAGGTCGAGGAAGTCGTAAAAGTCGGAGATCTCTCCCTCTGCCAGAGCCTTGGTAATGCGCAGTTCGGCCAGCTGGTTCAACTTCACCCAGGTGAAGCCCTTCATCGTGCGCACCGTAAAGCCCCAGGCCTCGGCCAGCTCGATCGCCTCCTGGTTGTGGGTGCCGGTGTACCACATCGCCAGCACAGCGTTATCCGCGGCGAGCTCCCATACCGGCAGCCGCTTCATATCGAGCAGGCTCATGGTGGGGTAGTGGTCGACGGCGGCGCCGTTGCTGATCGTGTTCCCGTAAGACCAGGCCGGGTCTGCATAGATAAGTGAGTAGCGGTTCATAGGACTGACTCCATTTCATCGATATAGAGGCCAGATGCGATAAGCCGGCGGCGCCGGGCCGCTTTATCAATACATTTCTGGCGGTTGCCAGAAGCGGCCTGAGCTATCGAGCGCTTAGTGAACAGGCGCGTTTTACCCTGCGGGGTAATGACCTTTGGTCTTGTGATCAGGTCAAAGGTGCGATCGCATATGCCATCCTCGTTGAGCCAGGTTTCCGATGCGATCAGCTGCGCAATGCGGCCTTCTCCCTTGGTTATGCCGTTCGCAACGCGGTTAAATTCGACAAGCGTCACGCCGAACTTCTCCGCTATTTCGCTGCCGGTTACAGGGCGGCCGCGCGTCTGAATCATCCAGATCACGCGCTCGCGAAGGCCGGAGAATTTCCCTGCTTTGCCGGGCCTGCGGTAAAATGGAGTGCGTTTCATTTCCACTGCTCCCCGAAGGTAAAGCCGATCTCCGCCAGCGATTCGTCCATCTTGCTGATGAACTCCGGCACCATTTCGTTGAAGTCGGACATGTATTTGTCGTCGCGCTCAACAACCACGTGGTGAATGCCTTCTCGCTTCATGCGAGGGTCATAATTCGCGAAATACCATGCATCCTTACCGGTTACCCACATGCTGAATTGCACCTGGGCCATGTAGGCGGATTTGATAGCCTCGAAGCCGCCAAGCCGGAATTTCATGAAGTCGCGAGAGGTGAAAGGGCACTTCAGCTCAAGGCCGCGACCATCACTGCACAGGCCATCAGGTGAGCAGGCGGTGCGCATGCCTTCGTCACGGAAAAGGATCGGCGACTCTGTTACCTTCACGTCGGTGGTGAACTCAAACAGGGTGCGAGCGTCGGCTTCATACTGTTTCCCCCAGGCCAGCGCCTTGGCGTTAACTTCCGGCGACACGCCGGTGCACACTTCGGCAAGGAGCGTAAGGAAGTAGGACATCTTCATATCAGTCCATTTTTTGCCTGACTTGGGCTTAGAAATGACGTTGTGAACTTCTGAGGCAGTGATCACGCCGAGGCGTAAGCGGTGCCAGGATTCATCTCCCTGTTCAACGCGGGTAACGTCAATGCCTGTTCGCTCGAGGATAATTTCTGGTGTCATGCTGCCACCTGCGCTTTTTTCTGGAGGAAGCTAAAGCCTTTCTGCGCTTCTTCTTCGGTGAGCTGTGATGCCTGGAAAATGTCACGCTTGAAGATGTTGCTGCACAGAGGCAGGAAGTCCTGCTCCCAGTCCTTATTCAGGGACGTCAGGAGGTCGGTAATTGCCTGCAGCGTTTCCTCACTGGCCACCAGGGGGAGCGCCTCTGTAGTGCTGCGCGGCGTTACGTCACGCGCATCCACTTCCAGCGTTTTACCTTCCATCTCTTCGGCAGTGGGCTGCTGGCCAATTTCAGGCCATGCCTTACGCAGAGCCTGAGCCTCGGCACACTTCGCCAGCTGGCCATAAGGGCGCTTTTTCCACATAGCATTTGGCGCGGTAGTGTCGCGGCCGGCGGTGGCATAGTTCTCAACCCAGTATTCTTTCGCGCTGAATTCGACGATCTCCCCACTTGGCATGCGCTTGCTGACCGTGTACTTGCACCATTGAGGTACGGTCACTTCAATACCGGTAAGCGTCAGAGTGACGTCCGGGCCGAACTCTGGTTCTTTTGCGCCAGCGTAATCACCGGAGCGATCGGCCTGAATCCGATAAAGCCCGATGCCAGGCATAACCACATCGCGCCACTCGCTTTTACCCGACTTCGAGTCCTTAACACTCATTGGCACCAGATGAACGGGCTTAAGAAGCGGATCAAGGTTTCTGGCCCGGCAGTAGTCCAGTGCCATCATCACCGACTCATCCTTGGCACCAGGGTAAATACTGTTTTTGAGGGCGCTCCAGGTAGCGCCGTCAATGCCTCGCTCAGCAAGAGAGCTGGCTGTAATCACAAGTTCGTTAGCCATTGCTATTCCCCAAAGTTAAAACGGGCAGCCGGTGCGATGATCCCAGTCGTATTCCGCCTGGGCGTAAGCTACTGCCGAGATGAGATCGTTATATGCCTCGCCAGCTGCATCGCTGCGGAGGCCTTCGTATGGGCTTTTGTCCATCGGCACAGAGAAGCGGAACAGGCCTGACGGCTCTTTCGGCAGGGCGTCGATAATTTCCTGCGCCCGATCGTCAATCCACTTTTGCTTCTCTTCGGTGAGCGACTGTTCAGCCCATTTCCGTTCTTCGATAGCATCGTATGCGCGGTATGCGTTCATAGCTCGCTCCTGAAATTTGGTTATGAAACGCCCGGCACCGTAATGGCTGCCTGATAGCTCAGTTAAATTCGTGCGCTGATATGCGCGGTTAATGCGTCCCGGCTGGAACCAGGTTCGGCTCAATGCTGCGTGAAGCGTATGGCCGGCGGATGTGGCGCAGATTGCCCTGCGGCTCATGCCAGTAGCTGCCGTCTCGATAGTCAAAGCTGACCAGCCAGGCGGCGCCGGTGCGGCGATTGCGCATCATCACGGCGCGTCCGTTGTTAGGAATTGAGTTAGCCATTGAACACCCCCGTAACGTGCAGAATTTTGATAATCAATGCTGTCCAGATAACGCCGCAGATCAGCAGGCAGTAAATCAGTGAACGAATGCCTTGTTTGCTCATACCGCACCCCAGCAGTGAACGCTTACGAATGCGACCAAAGCCAACAACAGAGCCACCTTCACCTTGAATCTGTTCCACGCAGGAACCTCATGTTCTCGGATCATCTCTTCACCTATGCCTTAAAGCCGGCCAGCTGAGCGTTGTTACGATTACCCGGCGTTGCCGGTGTTGTTTGGATGAGTTGATAATGTACTAATGGTTCATCATTGTAAAGTACCAAAAGTACATTTTTGATTTGTGGATAGTTCATATTCAGATAAGTTAATGAACTTAAAGTATATTTTTTTCGTGATGTTTAGTTTGGTGGGCGCATAGTAATTAAGTTGGTGCTAGCCGTGCTGATGCTGCCGAGGGAAGAGTAGGGCAATAAAAACCCGGCGCGGTGGCCGGGTTATGGACGTTACATTCTTATTAAATAGGTATCAGAATTTTGTGATGTCGATATTGTAGATCGCCATCCATGCTTCTGCAGGGTAGGAGTTTAATGGAACGGATTGGTAGTGAGGTGTAAGAATTTCTACTGATAGGTTGTGGTAGCTGCAGTAGTTTGCCAGCGCCTGCCAACTGTACTTTCCAGGCATAACGCTTTTAACATGCGCAATCGTAGCGTGCCTAAATCCTTCGCCTTTGCTATGAACATACTTGTTGTGCTGCATAACATGTTGACCATAGGCGCCGCGCACTGATTTAAACTGACCATCTTTCTTTTCCAGCATAAGTTGTGCACGCTCAGTCGCTTCTGCCTGATCGGCAAGTTGTCGAAGCGCATCAGCATAGGTTTGAGGCACCATGTTATATCCGCCAGTTTTACGGATAGATGGAAGAACCTCAGAAGTAACCCATTTTTTAAAATGTTTCGCTTCTACCTTCTGCGACCCCATTACTGCATTATATAACCCAGACTCATTAATAAGTGTCTGATTTGTGTAGTTTCGTCCATTTTGCAGGGTCTGTTTTCTTTTCTCATCCTCATCCAGCCTTTCAGTCATGTTGCTGGTTTCTGCATATCCAAGAATATCCGCAACATCTTTTGCTACAAACCACACCTCTGAATATTCATCAGTCATAGTTCTTACGGCATTACCGTTAAAATCGAACTCATTCAAAGCAACAGGATGACTCATCGCACCACCTAAAAAGATGGCATCGAATGCTTTACAGGGGATCTCGCTTGAGTTAATCTTCTAAACCGAGATCTCAAGAAAGCATTGTTAGCCAATTAATGATGTTTTGCAGCCCCTGAATAGCTCCAACTGTTCAGGGGTTTTCCTTTTGTGTATGAGTACAAAATGCTCATACAACACTCAAATCCTACCCAGGAAAATAATAAACTTCAATAAAATGATCAGCTTATCGCTGTGATTTTTTACACATGTAATGTTGTACAATAAAAAAGGCCGCATTTCTGCGACCTATCTCTACCCTTACCGTTTAAAAATCCTCAATAAGTTCTTGAGCGATTTTGTGCACCTGTTGAGGGTTAAACTCTCCATCTACTGCAGGGTAGTTGCATTCTGGCAGAGTCCACTCACTAGGCTGATCTTCATCACCCTCAATGTGAACTCCTGGGTCATTTCTATAATGCTCTCGATTGGCGTTCACTTCTTTAATGGCAGCTATTGCAAAATCACGTCCATGCCCTCTGATAACTAGCTTTGCAGCAAGCATTGCATCGTTCCATCGATTTTCTTCTTTGATCCTCTCTACTTCGTCATCTAATTCCCAGTCTGCTGGCATTTTTCACCTCTGCTGTGATTAAATTAATAAATAGTTATTCTAAAAAGCAACCAAACCTCTCTTCCTGCTATAACTACCCATGCTTCCTGTACGTCTGCGGCATGCTACCGATCACCTTTCCGAACACGAATACCCGGTTCATCTCGTCTTTTTCAATCGGTTCCCAAGGGGCATAGCTCTTGTTATCCGATATAACCAGCAGCTTGTCCTTCATCTTCTGCAAGCGTTTAACGTGAGCAGTGTCATCGTACAAAAAGGCGTATATTCCATCGCCGTCAAACTTCCTTACGCTGACATCGACGAACAATAGATCTCCTGGCTCAATCGTACCTGACATACTGTCTCCGCGGACGTTGATAATCCTGATGTTCTCAGCTTTGCGCCCATCAAACATATGGTTAGCCTCAGCTGGCGCATATTCAACGGAGCGGAGAATCTCAACGAATTCCTGATTTATCACCCCTGGACCGGCGCTGACGGCGATATCCAAGAGGTCAATTCTAAAGACGTCTTTTCGATGGGATGCCGACCCTGGTTCAATACCATCCTCGTCAACATCGCCAAGCAGGTACGATGCAGACGTGCCTATATGAGACGCTAACGCCTGGAGCGTTCCCCGCCTTGGTATTGACTCCCCGTTAAACCATTTGCTCACGGCCTTCGGTGTCAACTTCATTCTCTTGGCGATCTCAGCCTGGCGACCGTGTGGCATCAATCCAGCTTTATCGCAGGCCAGCGCTAGCCTTAGAGAAAATTGTTTTCGCGCTCTTTCTTCGTGAACCATATGTTCAATCATAATATCACTTGCGTGAACTATCAGTTCCGTCCTAATATGTACCTACAGTTCATTATTGAGGGTTAAACATGGCACCTAACAGTCTTGGCGAAATCATCAAAAAGATTCGCGTTCCTGTTGTAGCTAAAGCCTGTGGTTGCTCTCCGCGCGCAATTTACAAGTGGATTGCCAACGGAAGCCTGCCGAGAACGGACTACACCGACGAGACCAATTACGCAGAAAAAATCGCTCTCGCTTCTGGCGGCCAGTTTACTGCTGCGCAGATCCGGGAAGTCAGCAAGCCTAAAGCCGCCTGACTGGCGGCCATTCCAAACAACAGAGGAAGTATCACAAATGGAGAGTTCAACGACACGCAACAAAGTGGAGGCTCGCAGGATAGAAAGCTGGTTACACAGCCAGATAGCTGAACTGGGGACCACAACTATCGCCAAAGTGGCCGGAGTGAATAAGTCGACGGTGAGTCGCTGGCGGGAAAGTCTGCTGCCGAACATGTCGCTGCTACTGGCCATCCTGATTTCTAACAGGCCGGGAGAGAAAGGTGACTTTGAAGCATGAGGGGGAACAGAAAGGCGAAAGCCGCAGTGCGCGAACACTAACGGCTTTCTACGCGAATTAACTGGATCAATTCACAGGAGTAATTATGAGTTCACTTTACCAGCTTTACAAGCACAAAGACAAAAATGGCACCGGAACGGTGGTTAACAAAACTTACACGGTTCCTTTGTCAGAGCTGTACGTCGAGCCCGGCCTGAATATCCGCGAAATCGACCAGGATCACGTCGCAGAATTCCGCGATGCGTTTATCGCTGGCGAATCGGTGCCTCCGCTGGACGTCCAGGTTACCGAGAAGGGCGTGAAAGTTATCGACGGCCACCACCGCTATTACGGCGCCATTGAAGCGATGAAAGCAGGTGCTGACATCATCCGCCTTGAGTGCAAAGACTTCGTCGGGAACGAAGCTGACCGGATCGCCTTCATGGTTACCCGGAACCAGGGAAAGCCTCTCACTGCTCTGGAACGCGCAGCTGCATATCAGCGTTTGAGAAACCAGGGATGGGAGCCGGACGAGATCGCGAAGAAGGTTAAGCGTTCTCTGTCCGACGTCGACTATCACCTGCATTTGCTGACCTGCGGAGAAGAACTGATCAGCATGGTTCGTGCCGGCGAGGTATCCCCGACAACTGCAGTTGCACTATCCCGCGAGCACGGCCCCCAGGCGGCCTCTGTAGCCGTTCGCCAGATGGATAAGGCCAGAGCGTCAGGTAAATCGAAATTAACCCGCAGCGCGGCGCTGCCGCAGTTTAGCGCAGCAAAGGCGCGCCAGTTTCTCCAGATAGTCGCTGATCAGGCTGACATTGAACTGCCAGCTGATGCGCGCGCCATCCTGGACAACTATCGCGAATTCCTGAAAGAGGCCGGCTGGGAGAGTGAAGCATGAACACCGCAGAAATACTCAAGTTTCCCGGCGCCGCGCCGGGGCAATTCAGGAGCAACCGGATGGAAAACCAGAAATCTGGCTACATCCCGTTGTACCGGAGCGTTCTCAAGCAGTCATGGGCAAAAGATGTGTACCTCAGAACCCTGTGGGAAAACCTGCTGCTTAATGCTGCTCGTCAGCCATTCAAAGCGACTTTCAAAGGTCATGAGTGGTCACTGCTGCCCGGTCAACTGGTGGTCACAGCGGCCGATTTAGGGCTGCAGCTTTGCGACCGGAAAGGGAATCCTACTAGTCGCGATTCAGTGGAGAGAATGCTGGCTGTTTTTGTGCGCGAAGGGATGATTTCTATCGAAGGTGAGAAGCAAAAAGGTAGAGTGATCACCATCACAAATTTTGCAGAATATGCTCAAAAAACAGACAATTTACCCGCACATGAGGCCGCACATGAGGCCGCACATACTTGCGCACATGGCGAGCCCATCAATGGCGCGGGTTTGAAGGTGGTGCCCGCACATGATGGCGCACATGAAGCCGCACAAACAACCGCACAACATGAACAAGAAGGTAATAACAAGAATAAAAACATTAAAAGATCTTCGTCCGAGAATTCTGGCGAATCCTCTGACGCCCGCCTGAAGAAATTTTTGTCTGCTCATCCTGATGCTGCGGTTTACACAACCAGCGGCAGCAAGTGGGGAACCGCAGAAGACGTTCGCGTTGCCGAGTGGATTTTCTCCAGGGTCAGGATGATCAACCCAACCTGCAAAGCCCCTGACATGACCGCCTGGTCAAACACGGTTCGACTGATGCGTCAGATCGACAACCGCAGCCACCAGGATATCTGCGCCATGTACGACTGGGCCAGCAAAGACTCGTTCTGGCATCGCAACATCCTGAGCCCTGATGCGCTGCGCAAGCAGTGGGACAAGCTGACCATGCAGCGCAGCGCGCCAGGGGTTCAGGTTGCCGTTAAGCCAAAAGTCGATCTGAACAACACTGACTGGATTTACGGGGTGCTCGAATGAAATCAATCGCTGAAAGCATGCACAACTTCGACCGGGAAAACTTCCAGCGCGTGGCTGCCGGGCTTCCTGAAATGCAGGACGAGCAGGCAGTAAAGCGCCAGGCGGCAAAGACTGCGGAGATCTTCAACGAACTGTTCCGCCAGTTGCTCGCTGTGTTCCCGGCGCTGGCCAGCAAAACACCCGAGGAGATGAACGAGATGCGCCGGCAGTGGCTTCTGGCGTTCAAGGAAAACGGGATTGTCTCCATGGAGCAAATCAACGCCGGAATGCGCGTTGCCCGCAAACAGGATCGTCCATTCATGCCATCGCCGGGGCAGTTCGTTGCCTGGTGCAAATCGGAATCAGCAGTATCTGCCGGGTTGCCTGATGCAGTGGAGCTGGTCGATATGGTTTACCAGTACTGCCGTACCCGCGGGCAATACCCCGATGCTGAGTCCTATCCGTGGCCAGAGCACAACGTCACACCGGTAACGCTGAAGCACAAAGCCTGCTACTGGATGGTTACTGGCCTGTACGCAGATATGCGCGCAAACGGCCTCAGTGACGCTGAGCTGCGTCGCAAGGTGCAGGATGAGCTGATGCGAATGGTGCGTCGTTTAAACGCAGGAGAAGCGATTCCAGAGCCGGTTAAGCAGATTCCAAAACTTGGTGGTCGGCCATTAAGTCAGGAGCAGGGGTTAAACAAAATCGCAGAAATTCGGGCGAAATTTGGACTGGGGAGAGGGCGGTCATGAAAAAGAACTCTGGCAAACAAGCCGTTATTAACTTCATCGGCCAGCATCCTGGCTGCAGCTTTCAGGATATCCGCCGCGGTACCGGGCTTGACTCTTCAGTGGTCAATTCCTCCCTGTGGCAGATGCACCGTGACGGACAGGTTAAGCGAGAAGGTGAATGCAGGAGCTACCGGTACACCCTTATCGACACAACAGCTGTAACCGAAAGCGATCCGTCTGTTCAGTATCGCCAGCGTCCTGGCGGCGTAAACCCAATGACCAACCTTTTTAACCAGTGCCTGGCGGGAGTAAGAAAATGACTATCACATTACAGGCAGTAAACGAGCTCATTCAGTCGCTGGAGTCGGCAGGCGAGCTGTCGATCAGAAAGCAGAAGTTCCTGAAGCTGGCGAAAGCGTTTAAGCAGCTGGCTGAGGAGAATGCGGCGCTGAAGAAGTTCTGCAAAAACGCTGCATTTGATGCTGACTATGAAGCCGAACTTGGCATGGAAATGGGCGGGTTTACTGACGCTCTCAACAATATCGAAACCCCCGCCACCGACGCGCTGCTAACTGAATTACGCAATGAGGCTGGCGCTCGTGCAGTAGAGCTCTTTGCTAAAACTCTTTGCAGCCCCTATAGCTTTCGAGATGAGAAATGTTACGAAGACGGATTCACAAGAGCCATTGAAATTGTCCGGGATGCTCAGGCTCCGCGATTCGCCAAGAAGCTGCGCGAGGGGGCCAAATGAGAAGTGTAATTGACTTTGAAGGAGCCAGGTTTTTCGTTAATGGTCGCACTTCAAACGTACTCCCGGACGGTACTGAGGTGAATATTCGACACCAGCTAAATATAACGCTAACGGATGGAACGCAGTTTATAAAAAGTATCTGGTATCCATTCAATTGGGAGCGATGGATTGATAAAAAACAGCACCATCGCCATGCGGATATAGGTGGCTTTTACCGGAAGGTATCGCCACGACAAGCCATATTGCTGCAAAAGGCATGGGATGAATATCAGGAGCGTGCAGCATGACTGATATCACCGAACTGACGCAGAGCAAGTCGCTGCGCAAAAAGCTTAATCGCCGCCTGAATGATGCTTATGGATTTCAACGAACATCAGGCGGCAAACACACCACAATCAGCCTAAGCATTGCTGAGTGCAAATCTGTCATCGCAGCTTTGGATGAGCATCTCGCGCTGGTAGAGGCGCTGGCATCAGAGAAAAGGATTTGCGCAACGTGGAGAAAAACAGCTGAGGCTAACAGCGAAAAGCTGGAGAAGGCGCAGCAGCGGATTGGTAAGCTTGAGAAAAAATTAACTGACCACAAGAGAATGAATCAAGAGATGGCAAAAGCAATGCTTACGCCTAATGATTCCGATGCGGCAGGGATGGAGATTGCAGCACTGCGCCAGCGCATCGCCGGGCTGGAGCGCGAACAAGAGCAACTTCGCCCGGTAGGTGTAATGAGCGAGAAAGCATTTCATCGTCTTGAAAACAGCGAATGCCGCTTTATTGCTCTGTGGCCGCGCCCTGGTATCTTTTTGCAGCGCAAGCGCCCCGAGGACGGAGTGCTCGTTTATGCGCGTACAGCTGCCGCCGCTGGCATCAAGGTGGAGGCTGAGTGATGGCACTGACACACGATGAACTTTGCCAGATAGCCTGCCGCTTTCTGCAAAACAACGGCTTCAAGGTGGCCTTTCATGACCGGTTCCGAGCATGGACGCCATACGGTGAGCAGGCTGATGCAATCGGCTTTCGCAATGGGGCCAGTTGTCTGATTGAGGCTAAATGCTCTCGTTCTGACTTGTTGGCCGACCGCAAGAAGCCTTTCCGTGTTGAACCCGAGAAGGGCATGGGAGACTGGCGTTTCATGATTAGTGAGCCGGGTATCGTAAATATTGAGGATTTGCAGCCTGGCTGGGGATTGCTTCATGTGGTCAAAGGTCGGGTTAAGAAGGTTCACGGCTGGCCTGGCAACTGGGAGTGGGTTAACCGGAACAGCAAGCCATTTCAGGCTAACAAACAGGCGGAATGCGATTACATGTTTAGCGCGCTCCGTCGCATGGACTTACGCGGCCACCTCAAAGAAGTATACGACGGCGTGATAGTTAACCGGGCAGCAGAAGGGGCCAACCAATGACCAGCAAATTAACCAGAGAGCGCATTGAGCTAATCGCTAACTTTCATGGTGCAATGGCACTGCCGCCGTCTCACGCTGAAATTGAAGAATTGGCCCGCATGGCGCTGGCAGCAATGGACAGCGAGCCGGTGGCCGAAGTTTTATCTAACCGCCCAGGCAATGACACGTCGACAATTGACAGAGCGCTTCCTGTTGGCACCCAGCTCTATCGCCACGCGCAGCCAGCGCCGGTAGTGCCGGAGAAATGCCCAGCAGAAATTCGCGACCTGATATCTTCGCATACTGATGCGCTTTTCAACGACCATGATGCACAAGAGATCTGGAACGCCTGCCGCTCCGCCATGCTCCAGGCTTCTCCTGTTTGCACATGCCCCAGCGGCGATGGTTCGCTGCGCTGGCCTTGTCCGGTGCATCCTGGCAACTCTCCGGCAATTCCGGATTCGGCACGCGACGCACTTGAAAAGGCTTTGGCTGCAATGGAATTCATGGGCGATACGTTGAATAACCTCGATGCTGTTTGTACTGAAGATGTTGAGCTTGTATCTCCAGCATTTGACGCGGTTCGTAGTGTGCTCGCTGCTGCCCTGCAGGAGGGAAAATGACGATTGCCATCGATCGACTTAAAGAAGTGACAAGGGACTTTGGACGTAGGCATATCGCCTACCAGATGGCCAGGGAACTGCTGGAGATCTATAGCGGTAACGGTCCGTTAGTGTGGAATGCGCTGAGCGATTTCCCTCCTGAAGTTAACGGAAAATATCTTGTCATTACCAGCTACGGGGACATTCGGACCGCCTGCTATGACTATGAATCAGGGGAATGGCGGGCTTCAGATGGCACCATTACCGGAGTTATCAAGTGGATGGATTTGCCAGCCGCCCAGCAGGAGGTGAAGGGTGAGTAAGGTCGAATTGCTTGAGAAGATATCGGCGCTCGCTACTGAATGCCACGCGCTGGCCTGTGAGCTTGATATTGGTGATGAGTGAACCGAAATGTTCGAAATCTACGGCGTGCTGCACAACCTCGGTCGCCGCGGCTACGCCAGTCAGGTGGGGCGGCGAATGAATCCGCTGCTCGCTTCCTGCGATGATGACGAGGATGAGGAAGATGACGATTGGGATGAGGATGACGACTGATGCCTAAATCCCCCGCAGAACGCAAAGCCGCGCAGTAAATGATGTGGAACAATGGCATTTGTCAATTTTATGAATGCGGGAATTAGTGCAAGATAGATTCTGAAATCGACAACCTAAGTGAGAGGGATCTATGTTTACATCTGATGAATATGACTTCATTACTTTTGGTGGGTGCCATAATGGTTCCATTAAAAGCGGGGATTATGAAAAATTTAAAGAGCTTGATGCTGATGGTAATTCGGGGCGCACGATGCTATTCGCAAAACCTCTAGTCACCCACAGAGATACAAACTCAAATAAACAGGTAGAACCCATTACCCTTGAGGAGTTTTTGGTTAAAGAGTATTTGTCTAGAGATGGTAAGACATATCTCATAGCAACTTATGGGGCTGTTGAACCATTAGATGATGAGAGGGTTGAGCAGATAATTGCCGTGTGGGCTCCACGGCCATACGTTTGTCTCTAGATAGTGGTTTGCTAGCAAGCTACAATCCCCTCCACCGCAGAGGGGATTTTTATGACAAACAAAAAAATGACACCTGCTGAAAAGCTCAAAGCATCGCGGAAGCGGTATAAAAAAATCTGGCTTCAAATGGATATCGCTAACGCCAAGCGATTTGACGAGAAAGAAGTGCTTTCCGTTGACACCTTCAGGTCTCCCTATGAAACGCGCAAGAAAAGAGGGAGGACGGCAGATTGACTACATCATCTTGGAATATTGCAGCCAAATCGAAAGACGAGCAGGACAAGGTTAACGTTGACCTCGCCGCGTCCGGCGTAGCCTACAAAGAGCGCCTGAACATGCCGGTTGTCGCCGAAGTGGTGGCCAGAGAGCAGCCAGAGCATTTACGCGAGTATTTTATGGAGCGCGTCCGCTACTACCGGGAGCAGAGCGTCCAGTTACCCCGCGCATCCGATCCGCGCTATCTCGAAATGGAAGAGGCTAACAAAAAGTAGGAGGTATTATGGACGCGTGGATTGGGTCAATGATCGGAGGGGTTGCCGGTGCTGTTATAGGCCATGTTACGAACCACTTTGTCGGGTGGTATAAAGAAAATAAGCAGTCTTCACCAGAAAGGAAGTTTATATGCACTGAGCTTATATTTCTCCTCGAGGATTATGCAAATAAATGTGCAGAAATAGCGAATGACTATGGTGAGTATACTGGTGACCAGGGGGAAGCTCAGCCGACTACCTCGCCTCCAGAGCTACTTGACTACTCTTCGATTAAGGGAAACTGGAGGTCACTAAGCTCCGACATTATGTACCGGGTATGTAGCTTGCCAGCGGAACAGAAAGACGCACGGAAAAAGCTTTCAGCATCATGGGATTTAGAGGCGTACCCTCCTGATTACAAAGACTATTTTGAAGAGCGCCAATATCAATATTCCCTTCTTGGCCTTAAAGCAGCATACATCGCGGAAGATGTAAGAAAGCAAAATAGGTTCCCTGATAGTGATTTATGGGATTATGTGATTCCCACGATGGAGAAGAAGGTCAAATCTTACGGGAAAAAACCACCTAAGAAGAAGTGATAATTAGCTTTGATTTTACAGTGGTGACCAGCCATAATTACCTCGTCAGCCTGAGCAACTGACACGATTATCCGGCGCCAAGTGGGGACACATGGCGCACAAAACCTTACAGCAATCTCTGTCACCGATGGCGAAGGCCACCGGCGATTTTCTGCATTCAGCGTTTGGCCTCTGCGGAGGTGAAGCGTGAAGCAACAATTCTGCCTTATCAACGACAACGTTAAGCGTAACGTCGTCAACTTCATCCAGTCTCTGCCTGTAGACCACCGATCGCCGCTGATTATCGAGGCGCGCGAAGAAAGCCGCACCGACAAACAGAATCGTCTCATGTGGCCACTTTTGAAAGACCTGAGCGATCAGGTGATCTGGCACGGTGAAAAGCTGCAGCCAGCGGAGTGGAAAGACCTCATCACCGTGCTGGTCAGCCAGATGCAAAACCCGGAGTGTGAGCAGAAGTCCGCCCCGGGAATCAACGGTGGCCGCGTCTACTTCGGCGTTCGCACCTCTCAATCCAGCAAGCGCTACATGGTCGAGGTGATCGAGGCGATTTACTGGTTCGGGACTGAGCACAGTGTGAAGTTCAGCGAGAAATCCAGCAGTCGGATTGCATGGGCCCAGGAATGGAGGGCTTCGCATGCACAGTCTGCTCGCTAAGGTCATGGATCGCGGCATCTTCCGTGTACCTACGCGCCGCAAGCGCAAGGTCGAAGTTAAACCTTCCGATATCCCCACCTTTCACTATACGGCTCACCTGGCAGATGTCCGCTGGCTGCGCCGCGCAGCCCGGAGGAAAAGCCATGGCTGATTTACGCAAAGCAGCTCGCGGTCGCGAATGTCAGGTTCGCATCCCGGGCGTCTGTAACGGCAACCCTGAAACCACGGTATTGGCCCATATCCGCATTGCTGGATTGTGCGGGACCGGGATTAAGCCGCCTGATCTGATCGCCGCTATCGCCTGTTCATCCTGTCACGATGAAATAGACCGCCGCACGCGCCTGGTAGATGCGGAGTATGCGAAAGAGTGCGCACTGGAGGGAATGGCCCGAACGCAGGTTATCTGGATGAAAGAGGGGCTGATAAAAGCATGAACCAATATCGCATTTCATTACCCTGGCCACCCAGCAACAACCGCTACTACCGGCACAACCGGGGGCGTACTCACATTAGTGCGGAAGAGCAGGCATACCGAGACAGAGTCGCCAGAATCATCAAAGACTCGATGCTTGATATCGGCCTGGTCACGCCACTGAAAATCCGTATTGAGTGCCACATGCCGGATCGCCGGCGCCGTGACCTGGACAACCTGCAAAAGGCAGCATTCGATGCCCTGACGAAATCGGGTTTCTGGCTCGATGACCAGCAGGTTGATTACTACAGCGTGAAGAGAATGCCTGTCGTCAAAGGTGGGCGGCTTGAGCTAACCATTACCGAAATGGAGGCCGCATGAGCCGTGACGTTATCGAACGCATCCGGGATCGCTGGCAAAAGCTCCGCCTCTGCCGGCACCGCGGCACCGTACTGGTTGACTACCGCATACTGAGGAATTTCGTTCGCATATATCAGACCCTGGGAGAGACAGCATGAAACTGGAATTAACCAACGAACAGCACCAGTGGATAGATCAGTGGCTCCAGCTTTGGGGCGCATGGTGCCAGACAGGGAAGATAGACAAGGCGATGATAAATATGATTGCCAAGTTCATGGCCACGGTTGAACCGCAAGCACCATCAAGGCCTGTATGCAGCGATGATGATGGGTTGCTGATTGATGCCGTAATCCGACATTACCTCAAAAACGTAGATGAGAACGCATGGAAGGTAATTTTTGCCTATTACGTCTGCAACTCAAGCGAGATAAGGATCGCTTCATGGCAGCATGCTGTGAGCAAACCTCGCCTGATGAAGACACGCGCCGGAAACCAGTATAAGCACCCGAGCATTTCAACCATCCGCCGGGAAGTTAAGCAGATTATCAACGCGGCGCTCTTCTGCCTATACCAGCCGCTGCAAAATGCGTTTAACGATCGCGAAAGCGTGAGAAAAATTGCAAAAAATAGTCATAACGTGCTTGCATTTCAATGAACAAATGAGCAATATATTTAGTGTAGGTTGCCGTATTTGCGTTTGACCTACCAGAACACCGAGCCTCGCCATCATGCGGGGCTTTTTTGATGCAGATCAACGTGGTTTTATTTTTAAGCCGTGATAATGCTCCTCCCCGAAATACTTGAGGATGATTAAGGAGGTTTCCTTTGGCAAACTTTTTGAAAGTCCCCTTGTGTAATCCGTTAAAGCCATAAAACGGAATCTGGGTTAGGGGAAATGGATAGTGCAAATATGTGGTACTTCACACCGATGCCTGTGGCTGGCTTGGGATTTGCGCGAAAGGCAGGATTACTCGGATTCAGGTACGCGTTAGAAGTAACGGGAGACCCCCGGCGTGTACTCAATATACAACTGAATGCCCTCCACAATTCAACAGGCCCTGGCAGAAATGCTGGGGCTTTTTATTTGTCTGTAGTTGAGAGTTAAAACCAGCAGTCTTCTCAGAGGGTGGTAGCTGCTTCGAATCCAGCCAGGGTATCTTCGGTCATCACCGACATTGCTATTACCCTCATGCTTATTGCCTGCTTAACCGCAGGCTTTTTTATTATCAGGTCCCGCGGGAATCATCATCGACACGCTTCGTTGTTAAAACCAGCCCGACGGGCCTGACCCTTTCAAACACACACAGCACCCGCTAACAACGCGAGGTGAGAGTATGTATCGCATGGAAAAGATAACCACTGGTGCTGCCTATGGCGCTTCAGCCGGGAGCATCCTTAACGGCATGCTAAATGCTTATAGCCCCGAGCAGTGGAATGCCATCGGCGTACTGGTGGGCATTGTCATCGCCGTACTTACGTATCTGACGAATTTGTATTTCAAGATTCGCGAAGACAACAGACGTAGCAGGAGCCGAGATGAACCCGACGCTGAGGAATAAGTTGATTGGTGCGATCGCCGGCGGTTCTGGTGCGATCGCAATTGCTTCTGTCATGCTTGGAAATGCAGACGGCCTGGAAGGAAGGCGTTATTACGCCTATCAGGATGTTGTCGGCGTCTGGACTGTTTGTGATGGGCACACTGGCACCGATATTCGCCGCGGCCACCGTTACACCGACCGAGAATGCGACAACCTGCTGAAGGCAGATCTGCGGAAGGTGGCAAGCGCCATTGATCCGCTCATCAAAGTCCGCCTTCCTGCTCCTACCCGCGCCGCGCTTTACTCATTCACTTATAACGTTGGCTCTGGTGCCTTCGCCAGCTCCACGCTACTGAAGAAACTGAATGCTGGAGACGTCCCTGGCGCGTGCAAGGAACTGCAGCGCTGGATGTATGCCGGTGGCAAGCAGTGGAAGGGCCTGATCACCAGGCGCGAGATTGAGCGTGAAGTCTGCGAGTGGGGCCAGAAATGAGCCGATTAACTGCCATTATCAGCGCAGTGATTATTCTGCTGCTTTGCTGTGTTTTCTCTTGGCGTTCTGGCTGGAATTCTCACGCTGACCATATCAATGCCCTGGCGGCGAAGAAAAAAGAGAAAGCCGAAAAGGCTATCCAGCCTGTTGAGCAAAAGGCCGCTGCCGCTACAGAAGAGGGCAAGGTCATCTACCGAACCATAACCCGCGACGTGGTGAAATATGTCCAGTCTCCGAATCGTACTGTGTGCCGGTTTGACGATGATGCTGTGCAGCTGCGCCAGCGAGCTATCGACGCTGCCAACGCCATCCCCGGATTTGATGAGCCCTCCGTGCAAAGCAAGTGACGCAGGGAAGGACACCGACGAAGACCTGCAATCGGACGTCGAAACCGCTCAATGTCTGCGCCAACTGCGATTGGATAAGTACCGCTGGCAGGCGTACTACCGAGCGGTGATCCAATAGGAGTCAAAGTGCCACACATGTCTCTAAGTTAGGTGCATTTTGTGAGTACACCAAGTTACAAGGTAGCGGCATTCTTATTGGCGTAATTCATTGAATTTGATCTGCGCCTCCTCTTTTGATGCACACCTAATATCAGGTGAGATTTTGATGGTATCGCCGTCCGCTAGTTTCCATTCATCCCCCACATAATGTTTTAAGATATCACCTACTTCAAATTCAATTTCTTCAGGGGCTGCAGCGGCTGAAAACCATCGGCCACCATCGCTTTGGAAGAGGTAAACATTTACATGTTTTTCAGGATTGCTCACTTTGTCTATTACTTCGTAATGCATCACATCAACCATTTTTTCCTCCAAAAGAGAAGCTTTGCACTCACCGACATGTAATAGCTATTTTGTCTCGAGCACAGGATCGATTTAAACGCCACACAAGTGGCAATTCTGGTGGGGACAGCGTTAAGACCGCGACCGTATTGCTACTAACTTATTGTCACAAGCTGACACCCAAAACAGAATCGCCGAATTCAAAACGAAGCGCAACGAAGGCATGAGGATTGATGCCGATTATGTGCTCTCACGCTTAGTTGTAATCGACCTGAAGGATGTCTGAATGAGTGAGTTCTCTGACCGCCGACCATACCCTCCCGTCAACTTCACTGGCGAAAACTGGCTGCCGTATACCAGGCTGATCCCTGCTGCCGAAATCGGCGAATGGGTAAATCAGAACATCCTCTCCGAAGACGGCCGAATCTATAACCCTGACCATGCGCACTTGCTCGACGCTGATGTCGCGTTCATGTGGGCCTCTGACTCATTCGCCAAAAGCGGCCGCATTGTGCTGGGACAGTGTGAGCAGGTAATGATGCGTGCCGGAGGCTGGCAGAAGTCCCGCATGGAACAGCAGATGCATGAATGGTTCGGGCGTATCCCGAAGTTCATCATCACGCTGGCAGCCGATTACTGCTCACAATGCAGCGACCTCGAGTTCTGCGCGCTGGTGGAGCATGAGCTTTACCACATAGCCCAGGCTACCGACGACTATGGCGCGCCGAAGTTCAACAAAGAGACCGGGATGCCGGTTCTGAAGCTTCGCGGCCATGACGTCGAGGAGTTCGTTGGCGTTGTCCGCCGTTACGGCGCCAGCAAAGATGTGCAGGAAATGGTGGATGCGGCGAACAGACCTGCGGAGGTTGCTCATATCGATGTTGCCAGAGCGTGTGGGACGTGCATGCTGAAACTGGCATAGACTTTATTAGGATTGTCATGGAGGTAACCGATGGCAGCATTATCGACAGAGGTTAAAGCCTTCATCGTTCAGTCGCTGGCCTGTTTCGAAAGCCCGACAAAAGTCATTGAGCTTGTAAAGGCTGAATATGGCATCGATGTCTCACGGCAGCAGGTGTCGCAATATACCCCCGGCAACGCAATGGCGGCCAAGTTGAGCCAGAAGTGGATTGACCTGTTCAACGCCACTCGTAAACGATTCCAGAATGAGATCGCCGACATCCCGATCGCAAATAAAGCGTATCGGTTGCGCGTTCTAGACCGAATGGCGACCAATTCTGAAAAGATGAAGAACTACGGCATGACCTCGCAGCTTATCGAGCAGGCCGCCAAAGAAATGGGCGATGCCTACACTAATCGCCAGAAAGTTGACCACACGTCCTCTGATGGCAGCATGACGCCGAAGCCGACCATCATCCAGCTACTACCTGTTGAGCCGAAATCATGAGTGAAGCCGTTCAACTGCCGATCCCCGCCAAGATTGCGCCGCTGTTCACTGCTGTAAATAAGCGTTATAGGTGCTCGCACGGTGGACGTGGTAGCGCCAAGACGCGCACATTCGCACTGATGACTGCCGTGAAGGCGTATCAGTCGATGATGAATGGTGAAAGCGGCGTGGTGCTCTGCGCGCGTGAATTCATGAACTCGCTGGAAGAGTCGAGCATGCAGGAAGTGAAACAGGCGATCCTGTCTGTCCCATGGCTGGCGGCTAACTTTGATATCGGTGAGAAGTACATCCGCACAATCGACAAGAGCGTTAACTATGTGTTCTGCGGTCTACGGCATAACCTTGACAGCATCAAGTCGAAAGCGCGCATTCTGCTGTGCTGGGTGGACGAGGCTGAATCAGTCAGCGAAATTGCCTGGCAGAAGCTGAGCCCTACTGTGCGTGAAGAGGGATCGGAGATTTGGGTGACGTGGAACCCAGAGCGTGACGGAAGCGCCACGGATAAGCGTTTCCGTAAAGAAGCCGGCGACGACTGCATCACCGTTGAGATGAATTACACGGATAACCCGTGGTTTCCGGACGTGCTTGAAGGTGAGCGACAGAATGATCAGCGCCGCCTCGACCCGGCAACATACGCCTGGGTGTGGGAAGGTGCTTATCTCGAAAACTCTGATAAGCAGGTGCTGGCCGGGAAATACCGGATCGCTGAGTTCTCAGACGAACTATGGAAAGAGGCCGAACGCCTGTTCTTCGGAGCCGACTTCGGTTTCGCCAAAGACCCTAACACACTTGTTCGCTCGTTCATCCTGCATAACCGGCTGTACGTCGAATATGAAGCGTACGGCCAGCAGACCGAGCTCGACCACATGCCTGAGCTATACGACACGATACCCGGCGCGCGTGACTGGCCCATCAAGGCCGACTCTGCGCGTCCTGAGACTATTAGCTATCTAAAGCGGCAGGGGTTCAACATCTCAGCTGCCGAGAAATGGCAGGGTAGCGTTGAGGACGGGATCGCACATCTTCGTGGCTTCGACGAAATCATTATCCATCCTCGCTGCAAGAATGTGGCGCGCGAGGCCCGCATGTGGTCGTACAAAACGGACAGGATCACTGGTGAGGTGTTGCCGAAACTCGCCGATGGCTATGAGCATTGCTGGGACGGCATTCGCTACAGCCTAGACGGACACATTAAGCGCAAAGGTCAGATGGCCGGGATGATGATTCCTAAGCGCTTACGCACAAGATAGGTAATGGTTAATTATCATTATTACAGTGTAAACTCTCTCTCCTCGGAAAGGGCACGGAGATGATAAATTGTGGATTGGGCAACATTCTGGTCTGCTGCTTCAGCTATTGCTACAACAGCAGCTGCATTAATTGCCGTTTGGGCTATGTTTAGATGGAAAAAGCAGGATGAATTGAAGGCTAAAATGGCGTTCAAATTAGCCATTGCAGATTACAAGTACCTGATCTTGCAATTGCCAGATCAATTTGATAAAGAGGATCTGCGTAATAAGTACTCTAATGAGAGAAAAAAACTAACCGACCTTCTTTCTGCGTGTAACCATGCATGGCTTGTCACGGAAGATTTATTACTATCACATGATTTGATTGTGTCTAACTGGCGTAATATTTTGGATACGCACGCTCATTACTTGCAAGGTTCTAGACAGTCCGAGGAATTGGTGATTTTTTGTAATGCCATTCTTACAAAAAAATTCATTTTCTCCTGAACGAGAATCAAACATACAAAGGCCGCTCATGCGGCCTTTTTTATTGCCAAATATCCACAAACGGGAAAGCCATGACTGACAAATTAACTCTCGCTGTCAACCATGCGTTGAACGATGCGCGGATGGCGCGCGCCCGTATGGGGCTGATGGCGCCAACGATGGGGCTGGATAATAAGCGTCATTCAGCATGGTGCGAGTATGGCTACCCTGAGCAGGTCACCTACGAAAACCTATACGCGCTGTATCGGCGCGGCGGTATCGCTCACGGTGCTGTTGAGAAACTGGTTGGCAAGTGCTGGCAGACAAACCCGGAAATCATCGAGGGTGATGATGCCGATGAGAGCGAAGACGAAACCGCCTGGGAGCGCAAGTCAAAGCAGGTATTCACCAATCGGTTCTGGCGCTCCTTCGCAGAGGCAGATCGCCGTCGCCTTGTAGGTCGATACGCAGGCATCCTCCTTCATGTCCGCGACGAAAAGGACTGGAACCTTCCTGTAACCAAAGGACGAGGGCTTCAGAAAATATCCGTAGCGTGGGCCGGATCGCTCACGGTGAGCGAGTGGGATACCGGCCTGAACTCGAAGACATACGGCCAGCCGAAGATGTGGCAGTACGCGGAGCGGTTGCCGAATGGTTCAAGTCGCCGCGTCAATATCCACCCCGATCGTGTTTTCATCCTGGGCGACTACTCAGACGATGCAATTGGGTTCCTTGAGCCAGCATATAACGCATTTGTGAGTCTGGAGAAAGTAGAGGGCGGATCGGGTGAGTCATTCCTGAAGAACGCAGCGCGGCAACTCAACGTCAATTTCGAAAAGGAAATCGACTTCAACAATCTTGCCTCGCTTTACGGCGTCACTGTCACTGAGTTGCAGGACAAGTTCAACGAAGTCGCGGGTGAGATTAACCGTGGCAATGATGTGCTGATGACTACACAGGGCGCATCAGTTACCCCTCTGGTGACTTCGGTAGCAGACCCGACGGCAACATACAACGTAAACCTTCAGACCGCCGCTGCCGGGGTGGATATCCCCACGCGCATCTTAGTGGGCAACCAACAGGCCGAGCGTTCCAGCACTGAAGACCAGAAATATTTCAACTCGCGTTGCCAGTCACGCCGTGGAGATCTGTCATTCGAGATAGAGGACTTCTGCGACAAGCTTATTGACCTGCAAATCATCGACGCCGTCAGTCAGAAAGCGGTTATATGGGATGATCTGAACGAGCAGACCGGTACCGAGAAGCTCACCAACGCTAAGACTATGGGCGAGATTAACCAGTCCATGATGGGAAGCGGCGAAGAACCGGCATTCAGTCGAGAAGAAATTCGCACAGCTGCCGGTTATGAAAACACCGATGAATTCCCGTTAGGAGAAGAGGATGGCAACGAAGAAGACGAAGCCACCGATTCTACCGCGTAACTATCAGGACCCGACCGGAGCTGATGCGCTGGAACGCCGGGCGATGAAAGACTTCGCCAGGCGGATGAATAAGATTGGCAAAGCGTACAAAGCAGCACTCGACAAAATACCATCCTCTCTCGCAATAAACGCCAGATACGAATACCAGCTAAACCCAACGCTACTCTCCATCATCCTGAATGATGTCAGTTATCTGGTTGATCAGGTGCTTCTTGATGGTAACGAGTACGACCTGTGGTTTTATGAGTATGTCGATTTGGCGTCAGAGAAAGGCGCAGGACAGTCGTTCTACAACCTCAGCCAGCAGTCGCCGGTGTACGCCGCCGGACGTGAGTCCCTGGCATCCATCCTTGCAAGCAACCCGTACCAGCAACGAATGGCGTTGGTGCATGCCCGTGTGTTTGAGGAAATGAAGGGGCTTACTGCTGACGTTAAGCGCGATATGGCACGAGTGCTTACTGATGGCGTAGGGCGTGGGCTTAATCCCCATGATATTGCACGCAACCTCACAGATCAGACTGGCATCGAGAAGCGCCGGGCGAACCGTATAGCCCGCACCGAAGTCACTACCGCGCTACGCCGCGCTAAGTGGGATGAAGATCAGGAGGCGAATGACCTTTACGGCCTTAAAACCCGTCTGGTTCACATCTCGGCGCTGTCACCGACCACCCGACATACCCATGCAGTGCGTCACGCCCACCTCTACACCAATGAAGAGGTGCGTGACTGGTACAGCAAGGATGCCAACAGCATTAACTGCAAGTGTACTCAGCAGTCAGTGTTAGTCGATGAAGAGGGCAAGCCGATTTATCCGGACACCATCACCAAACTTAAACAGGAATATAAAACGATGCAGGCGCGCGGTTACGCCTGGGCGGAGAAATAACTATGCCTATGCAGGTCAATATCACCACCAAGGTGAACAGCCAGTCTATCCGGCGCGAAACATACAACGGTCGTGAGCATCTGGTGCTGCCGAGTTACACGCTGCCGGCCAATGTCGTCATGAATGGCGGTTTGTACACGCAGGAAGAAATCGACGCCCATTATCAGGGGCTTGAAGGCACCCTGGCGCCGCTGGGACATCCGCAAGTTAACGGACAGTTTGTATCTGCCTTCTCACCGGAGGGTATCAATGCCGGCCATATCGGTGCGTGGAACCGCAATGTTAAGAAGTCCGGTAACCGTATCTATCTCGAAAAGTGGGTCGATGTGGCACGCGCTGGCGAGTCGGAAGGCGGTAAAGAATTGCTTGAGCGTGTCGCGGCTATCGAGCGCGGTGAAGACGTCCCACCCATTCACACCAGTGTGGCGGCATTCCTCGACCAGCTTGAACCAAATGAGCAGCAGCGCGCAACAGGCGCTGATTGGGTGGCAAAAATCCACAGCATGGACCATGACGCGATTCTCCTGCATGAGGTCGGAGCGGCCACCCCTGAGCAAGGTGTTGGCCTGATGGTTAACGCTGATATGGCGAAGCCGTTAAAAGCCAATTCTGGCGCGCTGATCGGAGAATCTTACCGGGAGCGCGAGCAGCGCCTCGATAGAGCTGCCAAAGCTAAGTTTGCGGCCGGCCAGAACGAATACGCCTGGGTGGCTGACTTCACTGACTCGCAAGCGGTAATCATCCGTAACGGCGGCAATGCTGAGGTGTTTGGCTACAAGTCAGAAGGCGGGATTATCACCTTCGACGATACCGGTACCGCAGTTGCACGACAGGAGTCGTGGGTGGCTGTCGTCACTAACAAACTCAAAGCTCTATTCACACCGCAGGAACAGCCTGCACCAAACCACAAAACGGAGGGCGACATGCCTTTAACCAAAGAAGAACTGGAACAAATCGGCAGCATGATCGGCCAGGCTGTTGCGACTAATACCGATGCGGCTATTAAGCCTCTTGTAGAAAAGGTTGATGCGCTGCAGGCCAATCAGCAGCAAATTGCAGAAACCCTGACCGCCAACTCCCGCGCTGAAGAAAAAACCAAGCGTGAAGCGGTTGCGAAAGTCCACGGCGATATCGTCGCCAATGCGCTGTCTGGTGAAGCGCTGGATGCGATGTTTAAAACTATCGGAGAAGCCGCTCCGTTGGGAACCAACAATGCTCAGCAGCCGAAAGAAACTGGCGCGCCTGCCGCATCTGAATACTTCAAATAAGGAGCCGGAATAATGGCACGTTATCGTCGCGTTAATATCGACGGTCTGTCTCTTTACAAGACCGAAACCCGCACCACGGCCGCCGATCTTCTTCCAGGCACCGCGGCTACCATCAACTCCTCTGATGAATTTGCTCAGGCAACCGCTCTAACTGGCCGCCTGTACATTATCGATGTCGGCTACCACCAGGGACTGACTATCACCGAAGCAATTCCTGCCGGTGATTCTGCGGTCGGCAACTATGTGGAAGAGGGGCGTGAGCTGGCGTTACGCTGCCTGCCTGGCGCGTATAAGAAAGACAGCCCTATCAAACTTGGGACGGATGGTCAGTTTACCCTTGCCACCTCCGACATCGATTCAGTGATCGGCTACAGCCAGGATGAATACACCATCGCGGCCAGCACTACCGATTTTATTCGCGTGCGCATGCGCGTTGGCACTGTCGCCGCAGCTGGCGCGTAACAAAAGGATAAACGCATATGTACTTTTCTAAAGAGACACTGGCGACTAATGCTCGCCTTGGCGCTCACTGGAATGAGTTGTGGGCTAACCGCAACATGTGGAACGCACAACATGACGCTATGATTGCTGTCAACCGCGCGCACATGACGCCAGAAATGTTGGCATGTAACGCTGTTGGCGGTTTCGCTCGTGATTTCTGGGCTGAGATTGATAACCAGATCCTGCAGCTACGCGATCAGGAAGATGGCATGGAAATCATCAATGACCTGATGGGCGTGCAGACAGTGCTTCCAGTTGGCAAGACGGCGAAGTTATATAACGTTGTCGGCGATATTGCTGATGATGTTTCTGTGAGCATTGACGGTCAGGCTCCGTTCTCCTTTGACCACACCGACTATGCTAGTGATGGCGACCCTATTCCTGTTTTTACCGCCGGCTATGGGGTTAACTGGCGTCACGCAGCAGGTCTTAATTCGGTTGGTGTAGATCTGGTGCTCGACTCGCAAATGGCGAAACTCAAAAAAGTAAACAAGCGCCGTGTTGCTTATTACCTTTCAGGTGATGCCAATATTCAGGTGCAGGGTTATCCAGCACAGGGTATGAAAAACCACCGCAACACCAAGAAAATTAACCTTGGCTCTGGCGCAGGTGGCGTAAACATCGATCTGACTACCGCCACTACAGAGCAGATCATTGAGTTCTTCGGAAAGGGCGCTTTCGGAACAACGGCACGTGCCAACAAGGTTTCTTCCTATGATGTCATGTGGGTATCTGATGATATCTGGGCTAACCTGGCAAAACCGTACGTAGTGAACGGTGTGATTAGTGGCAATGTTCTGCAGGCGGTTCTGCCGTTCGCGCCAGTTAAAGAAATCCGCCCAACGTTCGCTCTGTCCGGTAATGAGTTCATTGCTTACGTCCGCCGTCGCGATGTGATTTCTCCGCTTGTTGGTATGGCTCAGGGCGTTATTGCACTACCTCGCCCACTGCCAAACGTTAACTACAACTTCCAGATCATGTCTGCTGAAGGTCTGCAAATCACTGCAGACGATCAGGGCCTGTCTGGCGTTGTCTACGGCGCGAACCTGGCGTAAGGAAACAGCATGGCTAAATACGAAGTGGTGCGCCCGTGGAATGGCGTAGCGCTGGGGCAGGTTGTTGAACTTGAAAATCTTCATCCGGCCCTGAAGTCAAACGTTCGTCTCATGCGCGGCGAAGCAGGTGGGGAACTCTCTCCGGCAACACCAGAAGCAGGCACTGATACAAAATCTCGAAAAGAGATTATTCAGGCCCGCCTGACGGAATTAGGCATCGAGTTTAAAGGAAACCTAGGGGCTGAAAAGCTTGGTGAGCTGTTGCCGGATGGCGAACTTGAAAAGCTTTTCCCTGCTGAATAACAGCCGCCGCTAAGGCGGTTTTTTTATGCCCTGTGAAAACAGGGCTTCATTCTCACGGAGCCGATAATGGTAACTCTCGACCAAGCGAAGGAGTATCTGGAAGGTCAGGGGATTACCATCCCTGACTTTGTACTCCAGGCGTTCGTTGATGAGGCGAACAGCATTCAGGACTGCCTTGATGCACATTATCCGGCATCGACAGCCTTGCTTATTCAGCTCTACCTCCTAGCGCTGATGGGGCTCGGGAGTGGGGATAAATACATTTCCAGCCAGACGGCGCCAAGCGGAGCATCCCGCTCATTCCGTTACCAGTCATTCTCAGACAGATGGAAGTCATCCGTAAACCTGCTGCGCAGTCTGGATAAATACGGGTGCGCCAGCGCTCTGATTCCTGCAGACCCTACCGCCTCGCCGGCATTCGCTGGTATCTGGATAGGTAAAGGCGGATGTATGTGCGGGGATAAGTAATGGCGTGGATTTCAGTTCAGCAACGGCTGCCGCGGACGTTTACCCGGGTGTGGGTGATCACCGATACCGGCGAGCAAACGACGGCGTACGTGAAAAGCGACGGCGAGTGGTTCATTAACTGCGACCGCATACGCGCCACAGGCGCTGTTGTGTTGCGATGGAGGGATGACTGATGTCTTCGGTAGCTAATTGGTCATACACCGCGACGGCGACAATCTGGCGGCGTATACGCGATGCTGACGGTAGTGATACCGACGGCGGAGGTCAGCCGTACGGGTGGGAAGCACCGATCGCTATCCTCTGCGACTACCAAGGTGGTCTCTCTGCAAAAATCGGTGACCTTGGCCGGGAGATCGTGGTTAAAAACACGATATGGACCGAGTACGCAACGGCGCGGGAAGGGGATTACATCCTGATTGGCGCGTCGACAGATGCGGCTCCGCCGGACGAGGCCGATGAGATTCGGCAGATCGTCCAGTTCGCAGATACGTTCGAGCGCCTGGCGGACGATTTCGCACTGATTACGGGAGTCTGATTATGGGCGCTAAAGTTCGCGGCATCCGCCAGGCCAAGGCCAACCTAGATCGCATTATCAAAGACGTCCAGGGGCGTAAAGTCGTGCGGGCAATCCAGTCTGCGATGCTTATCGGCAGCGCGCAGGCAGCACTTTACACCCCGATCGATACGTCGACGCTCATCAACAGCCAGTTCCGCGAAATCATGGCTAACGGCACCAGGGTAACCGGGCGCGTTGGTTACTCCGCCAACTATGCGGTGTATGTTCACGACCCGGCAGTGAAACAGGACTTCCGGCGAGCAACGGCCCGCAAGGAGTTCTTAACGAAGGGCTTCGAGGACACCCGCAGCCAGATTGACGCGGTGATGAAGAAGGAGCTTTCGCTATGACCCCTCCGATGTATATGCGCCTCAAAGACCTGTTTGTGGCTGAGGGGCTTACCGCGGGGTTTAAGGTCCAGTGGCGGCAATGGCGCGACAACGGGAAAGACACGGACCAGTTCATCGTGTTCCGGCCTTCCGGCGGTACCAATATTGAGTACGACCGCGGCGGAGACTGGTATGTGATGGTTGATGTGATCTCCTCGAAGGCCAATCCCGATGCTGCTGACGCCGCGGTAAACGCCATTGTCGAGTATATCAGCGCGCAATCCGGCGCCGATGATTGCGTTGGCGCGCTGCGGCTTGTCGGTAATGTCCCGGCTCCGATCCCCACCGAAGAGGGCAGATTAGTAACCCGGCTACTCGTCTCCTGCACATACGGCGAATAATCGTCAGAATCACCCATCAGGCTGCCATATGGCGGCCTTTTTTAATTGAGAGGCATACATGCAAGGCTGCGCTAATGACACCGGCAAGCTGATTGGTAAGGTGGCCGTGCTCCGCATGGCTTTTGGCTGTGCTGATACGGTTCCTGCGCTTTCCGAATGGAAGCGACTCGGCGCCATGACCACCAAGGGCTTCGACTACTCCATGAATACCGTCACCTCTGAGGCTGACGATACGAAAGGTATGGTTGAGAACCTGGTCAACAATATGGACGTCACCATCTCCGGAGAAGGAGAGTTCCGTAAAAAAGACAAGACGACTGAAGTTGGCGCTATTGCCATCTCGAAATATATTTTCGATGAGGTACAGGCTGGTCGTCAGCCGACAGTCTGGGTCCGCTTCGACTTCACTGGTGAAGACGCTGGCACTTATATCATGGGCTACTTTAACACCACCTCCTGGTCTGGTGATTTCGGCACCACGGATATTTCGACCTTCTCCGGGGAATGGAAAGTCTACGATGCCGATACTGTCGTCTTTGAAGTTGCCGGACCGGCGCTGACTTTCAGCACCAACCTGCCGACGACCAAGAGCGTGGCGGCCGGATCGGCTCTGAATATGTCGGTAGTGGTTGAGGGTGGCACTTCGCCTTACACCTACGTCTGGAAGAAAGACGGCACGGTTGTCAGCGGGCAAACAACGGCGACCTTCAACAAGGCCAGCGCTGCTTCCGGTGATGCCGGGGTTTATACCTGTGAAGTAACCGATTCTTCCGCGACACCAGTCACGATCACTTCTGCATCCTTTGCGGTCACTATCAGTTAACCATCAGGCCATTTTCGTGAATAGTACAAAGGGCGTTCTGCGCCCTTGATACTGTTTATGGAGCGACTATGACCCCGATTAAAGAATTAGGCGAATGCGTTATCGGTGCCGGTGACCGGGAATTCTTTTTCCGGCCGTCGTTTCGCAACATGGCGCGAATCGGTGAGCCCGAGGAAATTGTTCAGGCGTTCTATGACCTGTGCAATGACGAGGCGACGCCATTCGCGCAGCGCGCAGCTGAGGCCTATATCCGCGATGAGTACAGCCGCCTTCCTGATTGCGTCCTGCGGTTTATGCAAAGCGGGCTTCTGTCACGCAAAGCGATCATGGCCGCGCATACGGTACTGACAGCATGTTGTGACGATGATATCGGCGACCTGGTTGGCTGGATGAAGCCGGGGAAATCACGTAAACGTGGCTTTGTATGGCGCCCGGGCAGCATGCCGCCGGGAAGTATGGTCATCGTCGCGCAAAACCTGATGATGCACGGCATCATCGGCAAAGCGAAGGTGCGCAAGCTGCAGCGTTACGAAACGAACGAGACAACCGCAGAATTCCGCGCCGCCGACTACATCATGGCGGCCCGCAACCATTTCGGCATAAGCCGGGAAGAGGCCGAGAACCTCACGATGACAGAGTTCGCCATGATGATTAACGCCAAATACCCCAATCAGAACGGCTTCACGCGCGAAGAGTACGACACGGTCATGGACGAAGACGATCGCCGCTGGCAGGCGATGGTGGAGCAGTGGCATGCCAGCAAGATCTAATTTATCTAGCAGGGTATATGACTTTTTACACCTGCTTACTACCAAGGTTCACTCGCTCGAGTTTATAAAAACCCTATCAGGGATCAGCCCTAGGTGCAGAAGATAACGCAGTCAGCGCGGTTAGGCTGATTTTTGGGTAAGGTCTGTATATTAAAGCCAGTGAAATCCTTTAGCCATAAGGCCTGCAAGGCCCAAAGCCACGGTGATCAATGAACCAAACAGTAGCCTGAAGTCCGATCTCGAATCTCTACGAAGTTCCTTGAGATCGTTTCCAAGCTCCCTCATTGTTCCTTTTATGTGCTCAACTTCGCTTTCTAGTCTTGATAGTTTAGATTCCATATTACCAATACCTCCTCCAGGGGGCGATGAACTACGTGATGCCCCTGATAGCACGTATGTGCTTCTGGCAATAGAATATTGCGGAAGACTATTAAGTATAGTCTTTCCCTGTGGGGGACTATCAGATGAGGACGAAACTTTGTGCTTTTGATCAGCTATGAACTGCTGATTTTGGGGCATGGCATCCTGCATATCCATTCTCCGCTATTTCTTTTTTCTGTCTTCATGCTGTTGGAAAATGAATGTGGCAAGCTCTAGAGCCATGGGCTCAGTCATACGGATTGTTGCAATATTGTACTTAACTGGGACTGTAGCATTGCTTCCATCTGCAGGCCATTCAGTCACATGCTTAAAAAACGAGAAAGAGGAAGTATAACCTGACTTTTCATCACCAAATGATGAGTATCCAAAAGAATCGCAATATTCATCGACGCAATTGTTTGATTTTTTTATAAAATTGCCATTTTCAGCCATAATTGTATTATCCTGTAAAACTTTATGTTGAAGCAAACTTGTATTAGCTTAAGCGAGTGATTGTTAAGCATAACTCTACTTGTTAGTAGCCAGCCAAGAGCATAGTAGTCCAGCTTAACCTACTAGTGAAGACCCGAACATCCTGATAAAAGATCAGGCTTTTGTCGTTCCCCCGCATCCCTGCTAATCTGTCCAAAACTAACCAGTGGGGATAGGGATATGAAAAAGGCTTTATTTGCGCTCTTGGCACTGATGTCATTTAGCGCAGTATCAGCAACGACATTCAGCATTCCAACGGATTCGAAAGCTAAATATACCATCATTGATAAAACCTTGAACGGCTCCATGGCGACCATCACGACCATGAGAGAGGGGCCGTCAGGGACATCTTACTCACAGCGCCTGTATGACTGCACATCGTGGACAGTTAAGTATCTTGGTGATGGTGATACGCTGGAGCAGATGAAAGCATCCAAGCCTGACGAAGGAATGTCACCAATAGTTGATAATTCAATAGCGTATTATATAGGCCAACGGGCCTGTAAATAACCAAACCCGCTCCGGCGGGTTTTTTTATGCCCGGAGTATGCGATGGCAGAAAAAGCAGGTGAAATTTATTATGACATTGAGGCTAACGTATCCGGCCTGATCCAGGCGCAGCAGCAGGTTAATAAGCGTCTTGACCAAATGGACGCCAAGTTTGAGCAATCGTCACGATCTGCCGGGCGGTTTGAAGGTGCTTTAAATAAAGTAGGCGTTGCCATTGCAGCAGCTTTCACCATTGATGCAGCGAAGAAGCTTATCGCCATCGGCGACGAGATGGTTACGCTCCAGGCGAGGATAGCCAGATTAAGCCCTAGCATTGACGTGGCCAAAGAAACACTTGCCTCCCTGTCTGCAATCGCTGCTCAAACAGGTAATAGCCTGTCAGAGACTGAGAGGTTATGGGAATCACTGACGACAGCGTTAAAGGAAACTGGCGCCACTAACTCGCAAATTCTCGTGTTGACATCGACACTGCAAAAAATTGGCACGATCGGTGGGTCCTCTACTGAGGAAATGGCAAACGCATTGCGACAGTTCGGCCAGTCTATTTCTGGTGGTATCGTCCGTGCTGACGAGTTCAACTCTATTCTTGAGCAGATGCCTGAACTTGCTCGCCAGATTGCAGCGGGGCTAGGTATACCCTTCGGCGATCTTCGCAAGAGAATGCTGGAAGGTAAACTGACGGCTCAGGATGCTCTGAACGCCATTCAACGTCAGTCGCAATCGGTCAATGAAGAGTTCGATAAAATGCCGGTCAGCATTGATCGCGCAAAGAACAGCCTCGATGTGGCCTTCAAAAATGCTATTAACGACCTGAACCAGGCAATAGGCCTGACCACGACCCTTGCAGGATTAATGCAGAGCGTCGCGGATAACCTCAATTACTACAACAACAATGTCGGCGATTCTTCAAGAATGCCGAAGCTGATCAAGCTCCAGCAGGATCTGAACAATGAGCTGAAAGACGGCCAGAGATGGTATGAAACTGACTCAGTTTTTCAGGCCAGAAGGGCGCAGGCAGCAGTGCAGCTGAAGCAGATCGAGGGGGAAATAGCCCACATTCGAGCAAAGGCTCAGAAGGACGCCGGAAGCAACCAGTTTAAAGCGCCGCCGACCAAAGGCGATGACGCCGCAACCAAGAAGCTGGTTCAAAACTCTGAACGCCGGCTTGCGTTGGCCAAACTTGAAGGCGAGGCGCGAGCCAGGCTTCAGGCCCAATATGATGCTGCTGATGCCGGTGTGACCGATCCTAAGCGAATAAAAGCGCTGCAGGACGAATACGCCGAAACCTACCGGGTTACGGAGGCCAGGAAGGAAAGCGACAAAGCCGGGAAGCAGTCTGCTTCCACCGCTGAGTCTATAGCTCAAAAACTCGAAAACCTTCGCCAGCAGTCTGAGCTTGCAGCGGACTCAACTCAGGAATTGAGCCGTGAGCAGGCGATATTGCGTGCGCAGCAGTCTCTCGGTAAATCGGCTACTCAGGCTCAAATCCAGGAAGCAGGCAAATACGCAGCAGCCGCATGGGATGCAGCCGCAGCGGCGAAGGGGGTAACAGAGGCGCTTAATGCCATTCCTGAACAGGTTGAGAATAAATCCTACGCTGAATCCATGCAGAACCTGAAAGCGGCGCTGAACGCCGGGAAGATTGATCTGCAGGAATACAACGCAGCCACTGAGCAGATGGAGCAGCAGCATCAGGCCAACCTTGCCAAAATACGCTCTCAGCAGGTGGTTAACCCCACCCAGCAGGCACTTGCCGAAGTTGACCCGCTGCAGCAGTTGGCCAACCAGCACGCGCAGGAGCTGGCGCTGATTCAGCAGTTCGAGCAACAAGGAGTTCTCGCACATGAGAATGCATTAGCGCTGAAAAATGCCGCTGACCGGCAATATGAGCAGCAGCGGATCGCAGCTCAATGGGAAATCCTCAGCCAGCAAAGCCTCGGCTATAACATGCTGACTAGTGCAGTGGATGCGTTTAGCGGGAATGCCTCCAATGCAATCACCGGTCTGCTAACCGGCACAATGTCAGCGCAGGAGGCGATGCGATCGCTCGGCAATACCATCCTGAACAGCGTGATCAACAGCATTGTTCAGGTTGGCGTCGAAGCGCTGAAAAACTACATTCTCGGTCAGACGCTCGGCGCTGCATCGGTGGCGACCTCAGTCGGACTGGCGGCAACTACCGCTTCCGCCTGGGCTCCTGCGGCCGCGATGGCATCGCTCGCCTCGTTCGGTGCTAACGCTGGCCCGGCTGCGGCAGGTATCAGTTCGACAGTTGGACTGGCTAACGGGCTTGCGCTTGCCGGCGCCCGCTACAACGGCGGCCCGGTATCAGCTGGAGGTCTGTATCAGGTCGGCGAGAAAGGTAAACCAGAGATCTACCAGGCCAGCACCGGCAAGCAGTACATGATCCCCGGCGATAACGGGAAGGTCATCAGCAATAAGGATATGCAGTCAGGAGGAGGGATCAGCGTGCAGGTGAACGTCATCAACCAGTCTACCGGTGCCACGGTACAGAGTGCCGACGGCTACATGCAGGACGGTAGCGCTGTGGTGGACTTGCTGATCACCGATATGGAAAGAGGTGGCCCGGTATCATCTCAGATGCAGCAAACATTTGGCCTGAATCGTAAAGCATCAGGTGCTTATTGATATTTGGCTAGACCACTTATCATAACCATACATAATTAGTGGTTATTAAGCGATTGTTAATGATTGGTTTTGATAAATTGATAACCCCAAAAATCTTGTCATGGATTTATGGGATTACATTGGTGCTTCTCCTCGCTATTGCTGTGCTAGCTGCTATGAGTGGTGATTATGCGAAGGCTATAACTATGGTAATCATGGCGTTCTTCAGTCGAATATTCTTTGAGGGATTGATGGTGATCTTCAAGAATAATGAGTACCTACGGCGTATTGCTGAGGCACTTGAAAAGCAGCAACAAAAATAACTATACCCGCTTCGGCGGGTTTTTTATGCCCGGAGGAAACGTGGCAACAGTTCAATACCCTCCGTTCCTGCCACTGCCCCAGCGTGCCGATCAGAACATGACGCAGGATACAGCCTGGCAGACAACGCAGACGGCAGTCGGTCCATTGATAATCACGCCGATCACCACGGACCTGAAAGCAACCTGGACGCTGCAATGGATATTCACGCTGGCCCAGGCTGAGCGCTTTAAGTCGTGGCTTCGCTCGCCGACGTACTGCGACCGCGGGCGTAACTGGTTCCAGATGCCGATCGACCTGGGTGATACGCAGGGCGTTCAGCAGCAGACGCTGCATTTCGTCGATATGCCGGTGCAGACCAGCAAAAACGGCAACATTGTCACCTGGACCGCTACGGTCATCAGCAACGGTATCGAGGACATTACCGAGGACTATGACGACTGGATCGTAGAGGCCCAGCCTGGTTATGGATACTGGCTGGATTACCTGATAACCGAAGTGATGCCGAGGGCTGACTGATGCCGACATTGAGAGAGTGGAAGGAGCGCCGGCCGGCGAGCGACATCAAACAGACGGTGGAATTTTATCATCCTGCGTTTGGTTATTACCGGGTGGTCAATAACCTGTTTCGCCCGGCGACGTTTGGCGAAAACTTGTTCGAGCCTGCGCGGTTCAGCGTGACCGAGCCGGCGCAGGACGGAACGGCAGTGATATCCATGACGATCACCTTTGTCGCCGCGACAGAGCATGTCCGGCAGACACTGAAAAGCTGGCGCGGGGCGGCGCGTATGACGCCAATACAATGCCTGTATCAGCAGTGGGATGCGATCGGTGATGCATCATCCCTGAAAGACTGGACGCTTTACGTGAACGACATTTCCGCCGATGCCAGCAACGTCACTGTGACCGCAGGGAAAACTAACCCGCTGACGCTGGCCAACTCCATCATTTACACCACGAAAGACTATCCCGGGCTACTCACCGTATGACACAGAGCGACTTTATCTGGCTTGTTAACGGCAAGCCCTGGGCTAACCGCGCCTGCAGTTTTGAGCAGATGGACTGCTGGGGCCTGGTGGTTCTCTATTACCGGCATGTGCTCGGTCTGGAGCTGCATCACATCGCTGGCTACGAATCGGGAGCGGATTTTATCACCTGCTACGAACAGGAGCGCACCCACTGGCGGCGTGTGCCGGTGCCGGCCACCGGATGCATCGCCGTTTTTTACCGCGGCGAAGTGCCGGCGCATATCGGTGTGATGATCAGCCCGGTTAAGTGCCTGCATGCCCGCGGCGAATTCGGTTTCGTGCGCTGCGACAGTCCGCTGGCATTACTGAAGGTTTACAGCAAAGTGGAGTACATGGTGCATGGTGCGATATGAGTTACAGAGACTGCCTGGCGCGCCGCTGCAGCGGGGGACGGTTGATGTCGGCACCACACTGGTGAGCCTGCTGGATTCTCTGCAGCTACACCGCGATGTTATCGTGAAACTGAATGGCAGAGCACTGCCGGACGATTACGACATCAGCCGGCCACTGCGATCTGGCGACGTGGTGGCTGTGTTCGACCAGCCAGAGGGCGGGGTTGGCAAACTCATTACCACGATACTGCGCCCGGTCACTAAAATTCTCTCCGGCGCGCTGAAGGTGTTCGGCCTGTCAAATAAGCCGAGCGCTTCGGTATCGGTGGCGACGGGAGAATCGCCGAATAATGACTTAACCGGCCAGACGAACCGCGCGCGACTCTACAAGGGGCGCCCCAATATTTACGGGCAGTGCCGCGTGTTTCCCGATTTGATTCAGGAAGCGCTGTTTGAGTTCGTCGACAATAACAAGCAACTCACGGAGTGGTTTGAAGTCGGTTACGGCCGGTACACCATTTCCTCGATCCGCTACTCGGAATCTAACCTCGGCAGCCTGGCGGGAGCCAGTTCTGCGATTTATAACCCGGGTGACGTGATCGGCACGATTGAGGTGGGGTACCAGTTCGATGACGTCGATAACGAGACAGTCCCCGGCCTGAACGAAAGCCAGGACTTCCCGGCCCAAACCGCTACCACGACGGCGCCGACATCAGTGGCGATCGAGAGTAATCAGCTAAAGGCTGTTGTGCTGTCGAACGATGACAACTTCAGCTATTTTGCTGCGCTGGCGGTACCTCATCCCGTGTCATTCGTCATCAATGCCACCTGGAACGATGGCGGCACAAGCGTCACACGGAACGTCACTGGCGCCGGGAACATCATCTCCTCAGAGAGCTTTATCGGCGACGACACGCTTTCGTACACGACGTTCTATATCGGTGAACTGTCGGGAGAAATTACGTCTCTGCCGGGCAATGCGGTTATCAACCCGACACTGTTCACGCTGAATGACCAGACCCCTCTGGTTATCGGACCGTCAGTGTCGCCGATAGTCTCCACTCAGGTCTGGGTGCATGTGCTGGTTCAGCTCGGCGCGACGGCCGGCACAACGCAATACCGGATCAAGTTCTGGCAGGTCGATGACGACAACAATCAGGTGCCGGGTACATCCGAGCAGCACGATTACTTCTTCGATAACGACTTCCAGGTGACGACCCGGTATTTCCGCACAACGCACAAGTTTGTCCCGGCAGCCGGGGCGGGGCGCTACGCGGTCACCATTGAGCGCCTCGACAACAGCAATGACGCTAACGTTGTGACACTGATGGCGATCCACGCGGTGAACGTACGCGAAAACGTCGTGTATCCGGAAGACACGATTGCCCGCATCACGATCAAGGGCTCGAACGACAGCAACAGCAACCGCGAGCAGAAGTACAACATGCTGGCGCAGCGGCATACCATCAGCTACGACCGGACAACCGGCGCGGTTGATTACACGCTGCGGCCGAGTCGTTCGTTTGCTGACGCTATCCTGCATGAGTGGGTGGTTGTGGGTAAACAGGACGTGGCCAGTATTGACGTCGCGGCTCTTTATGCCATTGCCGATTCGCTGCCGGATGAGGCGCTAGGGTATTTCGATTACACCTTCTCGGATGAGAAACAGCCGTTGGGTGAGCGCATAGCGACGATCGCCAATGTAGCCCGCGTTGATGGCAATAATATCGGCGATGTGCTGACGTTCTGGCGTGATGAGAAAGTGACAAATCCCGACGCGGTTTTTGCGCGCTCAAACATGTTCTGGGACGAGTACAAAGTCGCCTGGCAAATGTCTCTCCCCGGCGGTTACGACGGCGTGGCACTGGACTATATAGACCCTCTGACGAACAAGAAGGCGTACATCTACCTGCAGATCGACAGCAGCGGCATCACTGAGGTTGAGGATGCCACGGTTAACGCGATGCAGATCAACCTGGACGGCTGCCGCAACGCCACTCAGGCAACCGATCGGGCCTGGCTTGAGGCGAGGAAAATTCTCTACTCACGCCTGACCATGACGGTGAAAGTGCTGGAAGAAACGCAGGTCGTGCGCGGAACGGTGGTTCAGTGTCCTGACATGTACGACAACGCGCAGCAGACCGGATACATCACCGGGCGCTCCGGGGATGTGTTCTCGACGTCAGAGCGTATCGACTTTTCTCTCGGCGATATGTGGGTGGTAATGACCGACAGCCTCGGCAATTACCGCGGGCGCTGGCGAGCCTATCCGGTAAGCGGCAAGTCGAAAGCATTCCAGGCTGCAGCCGATACCTTCGACCTGAATATTTATGACCGCAGCACGGTGCAAAACCCGAGTAGGTATTTCATCGCTACCGACTCGGAACTTAATTCTACTATCTGGCGCGTCGACAGCGCCAAGCCAAACGGTGACGATACTCAAACCCTCTCACTCACTGAGTATTCAGACTCTATTTATCCGTAACACACAGCAGTAATTACCAACCTTCGCGCACACCATCAGGTTCATATCTGAGGGCTTCGTGCGCCTTTTATAGGGCGACATGCACAATGGCAGAAGTACCGTTACCAACTCCAACCGACAACCCGGTGCCAAGTACTGATATTCGGGACGCAGTTTATGCTGGCGCCATGCTGGATAAGGTTGTCACCGGTCCCGACCTGACATACACCGATCGCCTCGGCGGTGAGCATTACACCGTAGACGGAATTAAGGCGGAAGGGGATAAAGTCGTTGAAGAAACGCGGCAGAACCTGATCCCTCTCAGCCGGCAGTATATGACCCTGGCAGCAGCGCAGGCGGATATAGCGAACATCCCCGAGGGGAGCACCACCTATTACCGAAGCCCTGATGATAGCGCGCTGGCAATTGAGGTAATTAACAATGGTGGTACGTTACAGCCTACTGGCAGGCAAATGCCTTCTCAGGAATCAGTTTTAAACGCAATTTCTGAATATATTTCAAATGGAATTGAAGAGGGAGATTTCCTGCGTGTAGTTGATATTCTTGGATTTGTATTATTCAGGGCAAAAAACTCTGGGGCATTTGGCACTAAAGCTGCGATGGTCAACCCTGACTCTATTTCTCTTTCCGCCCTTTCAATATCGCTTACGAATAATACAGGGCTACGCCTGATGGACCCGTTTGGATTTTATATTGATGTCGTAGATAAAAATGGTGTAGTGGCCCCGCGAGCCATGCAGGTTGCGCGGGATGGCTCATTTGCCACGTCTTTGCTGGCATTGAAGAAAAACGATCTATCCCTAACGGATTTCAGGCTTCAGTCCACTGATTCAGCGTGGTTGGCCATAGCAGATAATTTTGGTTTCTATAAAACCATCATTGATAAAGATGGCAATTTAGTTAACAGCGGAGGTGGTGGGGGCGGCGATGTGCCTGCTATTGATGTCAGAGATAATGCGAATAAAGCGTACTGGGAGAAAGTAAGAAGCAAATATAACGCTGCTATACAGCGGCCGGTGGCGAATCTTAATCATATCGTCTGGTATGGGCAGTCCCTGGCTTCTAACCAGGAAGGATGGCCGGCACTTAGTAAAGTGGCGAAAGCGCTCTATGATAACCTGATGCTGGGAGACAGCTGCCGTCCTAACAGCCGGACCGACCCCACTTTTACGCCTCTGGGTACAGCAGTTCTTAACCCGCTCAAAGCCGTTGTGCAGACGTCTGACGGTAGCGCGCTGATGAGCGATGCCGATGTCGCAGCTCTGCCGCGCGGCTCTGTAAACGAAGGTGAGGGCGCAGTTGCGTGCGCAAACTTCTTCCGCAAATTGTGGCTGCAGTCGCAGGGTCTTATGCAGGATAGCAATCGTCGACTGGTGCTCTCAAACTGCGCTGTCAACGGGCGCACCATTGAGCAGTTGTCGAAGGGGGCAAGTCCTGAACTGTATAACCGTGTCCGCGAGGCTATATCGCGTGTTAAGACGATCGCATCCAGTCAAAGCCTGACATATCGCGTCGCCGCATTCACCTGGTTACAGGGGGAGTGGAACTACGGAACTGGCTATGGTGGTAATGATACGCTTGCCGGGTACAAAGCACTTCTGGCGCAGCTGTACAGCGACCTGCTGGCAGATTTCTGTTCTGACCAGGACCCCGCCGCCCTGTTTATGTATCAGACGAGCGGAAAATACACCAACGACAACAAGAACCTCGCTATTGGTATGGCGCAGTTGCAGTTCTCTCTGGAAAATGAAAACTGCTATATGGTTGCCCCGTCATATCCATACCCTGATAAGGATGGTCATCTCGACCCCAACGGTTATCGCTGGCAGGATATGCAGTTTGCCAAAGTGATGCATCGTGTGCTGAACCTCGGGGAAGGCTGGGAGCCTCTGCATTGCCGTAACGCCACCCTGACAGACAATGTCGCTCTTTTGGATTACGTTGTCCCTGCTCCTCCTCTGCAGTGGGGTAAGCCTTTTGTCATTCTGGTTCAAACGGATTATGCGGATAAAGGATATCGGGCCACTGACCTGACTGGTGATCTGCCTATCACATCCGTTGAGATTGTCGCTGATACGGTAGTGCAAATAACTTTCGGACGCTCTCCAGTGAAACCAGTAAATATCTGGTATGCCGATAAAACTGTGCATAACGGTAATGGATGCCTGATGGATTCAGACGAGTTTCAATCATCTGAAAATTACGAATATAACGCAGGGACAGGGCAATATTCCGAAGCGAATATATCCTCAATGGTTAATAAACCATATCCACTGAATAACTGGGCAGTAGCTCAGTACATCACTATTGCATAAAGGAAAGAATTCATGGGCATGATTTTACGCACCAACACTGACACGTTGAGCATTTCAGATCCTGATGGGGTCAGCCTCCCTTTCGATACTACCGGCCTGGCGTATTTTAATATCTATGGCAAGGGGAACCTTACGGCAAACTATGCCAGCGGCGGCGCCCCTGCTGCCGTGGTTGGCTCCCCAACGCTCAGTGGTGAATGGCTGCATTTGACGGGTCAGACAAACTACCTGACAACTGCTGTTGCCGATAGCACTGGTTTCACCGCTATCGGGGTGGCAAAATGGCCCGGCTCAACGGGGTCAAACAGGGCGCCTATCGTTTCTAACTACAACGGGACTATTGGTAAAACCCTTTCGTTCCTGGGGACCACGCAACTGCAGTTTTCAGCCCCTTACACCAATAACAGCACATCTGTAGATGGTAACGTTTCGCGGCAGTTTAACGTCGCGGTTAATACGCCTTTGCTGGTTATGGGACGTACTGGACTGGTAGCGAACCAGATGACAACGCGTGATATTACCGGCGGTACTAATGACGCTTACACGCCATCTGGCCAAACTGCGAAGAATGGCACCCAGCCGTTCTATATCGGCGGCGCGCCTACCTCTATAGGCAATATCGAACTGGACCTGGGGGCCTTGTTTATTTTTAACCGTGCCCTGTCTGATAACGATGTGCTGTCGGTATCCTCTTACCTGCGCAGCTACTACGCATCGAAAGGGATCACAATTTAATCCTGCCTCACGCTTCGCTTGACCTTCGTTTTCGATAAAACTACTGTATATAAAAACAGTATTTATCGGAGGGCAGATCATGCTTCGACAGACAGACATCGCCGCGGCTTTCCGCGAGTCCATTCTGCGCAGTTCCAAGGGGTTCCAGTACCTTCACACCCGCGACTTCGTTACTGCGCTTCGCCGGCGTGGCATCCACTTTTCCGAGGTGGAGGCGAACTCCTGGATCGCTCGCGAGCAGACGTATTTTGTCGATAAGACGCCGGACCATAGTGAAAACAGGCTGTGGATGATGGCCAACATGGGGAGGGTGATCTAATGGGCTTTCCTTCACCCGCGACGGATTACGTCGAGCAGCGACTGTCTGTCAACTCGATCTGCAATGTTGGGCCTAATACGTTGCTCTTCGAACGGTCTGGCGGTTACGTTGTGCTGGATATCTCCCTGAAACCAAGGCAGGGAAGTCAGGTTCTGATCCAGCACGGTGGCGGGACGGAGCTTGCCACGCTGAGAGGAAAGTCGCTGATAACCGAAGACGGCGAAGCGATTGAAGGCGAGGCTCTGGATGATGTCACTGTCGCCGGCGTCGTGACGCATATCATTTGTGATGTGCGAAGCGATAGCCTGGCGATTTAAACATGAAAGAGTGGTGCGCACCGTAACTACAACAAGTATGTCCGCAGTTATGGTGCGATACCTTGCGGATTGAGTAAACGGCCAGTGTTCATTTCTGGATATCTGCTCGCAGATTTTGGCATCTAAGGAGGTGGCGCAGATGGAACCTGACCCTGAAGAGTTCGCGTAATGGCTTACTGGACTGCACGACCATCGATGTAATCAGCCCACCACTGCATCATCTCCCTACGTTTATCTAGGTACTGAGCATGGTTGTAAATTCCACGTATTGACCCGCTGGCGGTGTGCGCGAGTTGTTTTTCAATCGCGTCCGCCGGCCAGCCATGCTCATTCATTATTGTGCTGAACTGATGGCGGAATCCGTGCCCGCTCGCCAGCCCCTCATAGCCAATCTGCCGGATAACTAATAATACGGCATTCTCGCTGATGGGCTTTTTCTTATCATTCCGCCCGGCGAACACAAAAGAGGAAACAGGGCTTGTGATCGGTTTGAGAGTATTCAGGAGATTTATTACCTGATCTGACATCGGAACCACATGAACGCGGCGCCCTTTCATTACCTCTTCGTCGATGGTTATCATCCTGTTTTCAAAGTCGACGTTTTCCCATTGCATAGAACGGAGTTCTTTTGTACGCAGCGCAGTATATTGCAAAACCTGTGTGGCAATTTTCGAAATAATACTTCCGGAAAAGCCAGATAGCGCGTTATTGAATGCTGGTATCTGATCTGCAGGAAGGAAAGGGTAGTTTTTCTTTCTATATCCCTTCATGGCATCAGCAAGGTCAGGAGCCGGATTATATTTGGCCCTTCCTGTAACGATCGCATACCTGAATACCTCGCCACATCTTCTTCTGGCTTTATTTGCCCTCTCCATTGCCCCACGTTCTTCAAACCTCCGGATCACCTCCAGTATCTGCATCGGCTCAATGTCCTGTATTTCCAGATATCCTATCATCGGCAGAATATCGTCACGGAACATGCGAGAAAGTTCATCCGCATATCCTTCTGACCAAACCTGCCGCTTGTGGTCGTACCATTCATGATAAATAGCTGAAAATGAATTGTCCTTCACAGACAACTTTTTGGCCTTAACTGGATCGACTCCGACAGAAACATCCCTCCTTGCAGTCCACGCTTTATCCCTGGCTTCCTGCAATGACATGAGAGGGTATTTACCCACAGTCAGCACCTTCTCTTTGCCGTCGAGCTTGTAGCGCAGCTGCCACACCTTTTTGCCAGACACCGGAACGTACAGGTACAGGCCATTGCTGTCGAGCATGCGGTATGGTTTGTCTTTAGGCTTGGCGGCCTCTATCTGCTTAACGGTGAGCAT